CACCGAAGGAGGCATGAACTACGAATAAGACGGTTTTTATTGGGCGGCTGACCCGTGACCCAGAGCTACGCTACACCCAAGGCGGTACGGCTTATGCCACCTTCACCCTGGCAGTTGACCGCCGGAAAGACAAAGATGGTAACAGGCAGGCGGACTTTATCCCCTGCGTGGCATGGAGCAAACTGGCGGAGGTTATAGCCAACAATCTGGCCAAAGGCCGCCGGATCGGCATCGAAGGACGCCTGCAGACCCGCACCTATGAGGCTCAGGACGGCAGTAAGAGGAGCGCTTTCGATATCGTGGTAGAGGAAATGGAATTCCTTGACAGCAAAGGCGGCGGCAACAGCCAGGGGGCGGGCTATACGAGAGACAATTTCGGCGGGGATATTTCAGATGAGGAAATCCCCTTCTAAAAGGAGGCAGTGAAAATGACTAAAGATGAATTCAAACTACAGAATAAAAGAATCGAAAAAGCTAGAGAACTGACATACAAAATAGAGAATCGAAATACCTTTTGCCAAGCTACGGAAACAAAAATGGATAAAATTGAACAACTTGATGTGATATTTAGTAACAAGGATACCGTCACAATCACGTCCATCCGTGAATATGGTGAGATTGCAAGAGAGTTTGCCAAGATTGCAACTAAATTCTTTAAGAAAAAGGCCGCCAACGCAGAAGCCGAGTATAACAGCTTATAGGGGGTGGTTTGAATGATGGAGCAAGAGCCGGGCATGAAAGGCTTCACGGAATTGGCAACATGGGCATTCCTTCAGCCGGGGAACGGACAGAAGGTAAACATACCTCTTCTAAAGAATGCGGTTCGTGAGTTATGCCGGATGACCATGCAGAAATCTGCCGGACAGAAAAGCCCACATTCGGGGAAGAAGTATAACCCTAAGGATATATGTGTAGCTGAAAATTTGGAAAGGGTGAAGTTCACAATAATATGCGAGGCCACCCTTCTGGTGCTGTCCGGGGCATTGGATAAGCTGGAAGAACTTGAAGCCCCGTATGGAGATGAAGACGAGGAGGGCGATTAAATATGAAGCGGGATATATATGCGAGGGTAAGGGCATCAAAAAGGCGGCAACGCAAGCCCCTTATCTGGGGATTTTTCAAAGCCATTGGCTACGGCATCGGCGGCGTGATGGCCTGGGCATGCATCTGGCTGCTGATGGCCCTGACAGTGTGATGGAGCTGGGGGCGGGTAGGCCCCGCCCATTCTGAGGAGGCATGAGAATGCAGACTGTAGAGAAAGAAATTGACAGAGTAAGGACTTCGCTGTTGGAAGAGTTGATGGGAGAATTTCACCAGCGGCAGGTAAAGGCACTGGATACAGCGCTTAAAGTGTTGAAGGGGCAGCCCCGGCCAGTAAAGCACGACAGGAAGAACCCCAACCCCGTCAGGGCATGGGGGAAGGAAGAATGGCTGGCTAAACTCGAAGAAGAGCTGCAGGAAGTCAAAAGCGCAAAAGGCAACAACGCCAGAGCAAAGGAACTGTCTGACCTCATAACCGTGGCTACCAGCTGGCAGGAGAGCATGGGCTTTGATTTCACAGACCGCCTGGAAATCCAGCAGGAGACCAACGAGAAGAACGAGAGCAGAGGAGCCTTCCTATGAAAATAACGCCATACACAACAGACATCATCGAAGAAACCTTGCAGAATATATCCCTGGCTATGATAGAAGACCGAGGGCTGAAGTCTCGCCTCAAATGGGAAGCCACGCCGGCCGGTGGAGAGGCTGAGAGGCTTATCATCACAGGGAGGTGGGGCGCGATAGGCAACAAGGGGAGCGAAGTCATCACAAGGACAGAAATCCCGTGCCAGGACAAAAGCATCATGCACACCTTGGCATTGATGCACCAGGAATTGATGACGGCTGTATAAGGAGAAAGCCTATGGTCAGGAAAGATTATTCGTACCTGTTCACCACCTACAAAGAGCATTACATGCTGAGGCGGGCTCTGAAGGTATATCTCAACCAGGAAGATGACGCCAAGAAGCGGCAGGATGCCCTGAGATATGCCAAATATCTGGATAAGCGCATAGCCTACCTGCAGGACAAGATAGACGGCAGGCTGGAGATGGTAGACGGCCATAAGGAAGACTTCTCTCATTGGGTTATGCGGCAAAGAAGGATAGCTCAGGCAGACGGCACCCCGGCACCGTGGGAGCGGGAGGTATAACATGGCCACCAGAAACACAGGCCGGGGATTTGGGCACCTATCCATGAGAAATGCTTACAGCAGATTCTGCTGCATTGACGAAGAGGTTAAGACGAATAGAAGGAAGCGCCGCATAATGAGCAAGTCGAAGCTCAAGGCTAGGCTAATGGAGGATTTGCATGGGCGAAAAGAATAATATGGGAACCCCTACCGTCTATCTGGATGGCAAAGAGATAAACCTTCCCGATAGTGATATAAGCATAGGCACCATTGAGCTGGAGCCTGTGCCGGGGGCGGCCCACATCAAAGATATGAGCATTACCTTGACTATCACAAACCCACTGCCGCCAGCGCCTATAAAAGTTGGCTTTGTGATGATCAGGAAGCCAGTCAGATGGCGGATGTTATACAGGGCGGCCCGTTTACAGGGCGAACAGGACATTTAAGCCATCATGCACACCATCAAGGCTTATGAGTATGAGCCAACAGAAGAAGAGCAGGAGCGGGCCAGGCTGGCCCGCCTTGCCATATCCCAGGAACAGAAGCAATTCAAGGAAGAAATGCAGACAATCTTCAATAATATATACTGCCCCGTTTGTGGCCATCGCTTCATGTCCGGGGTAGTTTGCCGGAAATCTGGCGGCAGCGTGTGCATGAGCCATTGCAAGTCCTGCCAGTATTTCAGCGCTGACTTCTGGCACTGCCTATATCTGGGGACAGCGCACAACAACTAAACATTCAGCAAGGCCAACTGGGAACAGTTGGCCCTAATGCTGAAACTTTTCTTCTAATAAAATACAGCCTTTATTTTTTGCCGCCAGGGGGGCGGCTATGAGGCTTGTATGTGGTATTAACAATCTTGCGAAACCTAAACAGGAGGGCACCATGGGGAAGATAAGAAAAAGGACTAGACACTGTGCCCGCTATGGACACAGGGCTGAATACATCCAGGTGAGCTACTTCCCCTATACCAGCAGGCCTATGCCCAAAGGAAGAGCCAGAAAGCAAGAAATGAGCACCCCAAAGCAGAAGAGGCTGAACAATAAGAACTCAAGGAGGAAGTTTGAGGCAATAGTCAAGGCCAACTTTTGTAAAGGGGACTACATGCTGAGCCCAAACTATAACCCTGAGAATGAACCACAGAGCATAGAGGAGGCCCAGCGCCAGGTATACAACTACATCAAGAGATTGAACTATGCAGCAGTAAAAAGGGGGCTGCCCAAGGTGAAGGCGCTGTGGGTGACAGAGCAGGGCACGAAGTCCGGCCGGATCCATCACCACATCCTCATTAAGACCGAACTGCCCCGTGAACTGCTGGAAGAAAAATGGGGCAAGGGCTACTGCAATGCAGACCGCCTGCAGATGACCCGGAAAAATGCCCTTGAAGGCATTGCCCAGTACATGATGAAGTCCCCAAAGGGAAACCGCCGGTGGAATGGCACCCATAACCTTGTCAATCCTTGGGAATCGACCAACGACAACCCCAGGATGATGAGCGCCAGGAAGATGGAGACCCTGAAACAAATCCCTGAGGACAGTGAAAGGGCCCGGGCCATCATCGAGGGAGATAACCCGGGCTACACATTGACCTCTCTGGAAAAAGAATTCCGCGAGGATATCGGCCAATGGTATTTCTTCGCGAGGATGGAGCTGAAGCCAAAGGAGCGATTGAATGAGAATGACAGTGGCAAGCTATAGGAGCATGGTGAACAATGCCCAGGGCAGACTATTGGAGGAGATGATTGAAGGAGCAGCCAGGGCCTACAGGCTCAAAGGGCGGGCTCAAGTCATAAAGACCCCGGAGCCATTCCGCGTACTGAAGAAAGACCGGCAGCACGGCAGAGCAATGGTGCAATTCACAGCCCATGCCCAGCCAGATTTTTTGGGCTGCCTTGCTGGCGGCCAGATGATAGCCTTTGAGGCAAAACACACCCGCAAGGACAGAATCAACCAGTCAGTAGTCACAGATACCCAGGCGGCGGCTTTGGATAAATACACAGAGCTGGGGGCCAGGACTGGTGTCTGCTGTTGCATCGAGGATGCCTATTTCATGGTGCCATGGGAAGTGTGGCGGCAGATGGGCACCATCTTTGGCCACAAATACGCCACCAAAGAAGACCTTGCCCCTTTCCGGGTGGTTTTTGATGGCGTGGTCAGATTCTTAGACCCGGCGAGGGGGCAGAAACCATGAGAGTGAGCTGGTTCAAAAGGCTGATGTTTCGGATCCAGCCGCCTGCCCAATTCTTTAAGAGGGCCAGGAGGAAGAGAGAGGCAAAATACAGGGATAAGAGAAAGGCGGGGAAGAAATGGCGGCATTTGTCGTGGGGATAATCTTCGGAGCCATTGGCGCCTTTTTGGTATTGTGTTTTACGTAGGTGTCAATCATGGGAAGGGGTAATATCATGCTGAGCATCTACCGGGATGAAAAGAAAAGGACGTACCTGACCGAGCACTACAGAGGGCAGTTTGCCATAGTGACCTATGACTTTTATGGAGACCGCATAAGGCGTGAAGCTATCGTGGGCACCAGGGGACACGCGCAAGCTATTCTCGATGACCGGGCAGACAGCAATGGCTGGCGCTGGATAGGCAAGCAAGGAGGAGAAAGCACTGCATGCTTGAGATAGAAAAATACCCGCAGACTGTGGCCAAAGAAAAGCAAATAAGCCTCTTCCGGGTGCTTGACATGGCCATGGAGGTACTGGTGAAGAACTTCGGCACCAGGGACCCTTCACGCAGGCAGATAAAAGGGCGCGTTTTGTCAAAAGCTGAGTTTAGAGAGAAATTCATGGCAGACATGCGGCGGCTCAGGATGACGGCTTAAGGAGGATTGCTATGTCATTGGACAAAAACGATTTGAAGCAGATAACCGCAAAGATGGACGAAGTGGCCAGGAGGCTGGTGAAGGAAGGCCGGGGGCAGAAAGAGCAGGATACCTTTCACCGTACTGAGCGCCGCCTGTATGCCTATCCTGTTCTGAAGAAGAACATAGAGAGATACCTGGCAGACATTGAAGACATCAAGCATGAGGATATGGGCAAGTCTGCTGACATAGTGCTCTACCAGACCAACAGCGGGAAAAGCCCGGAGATGGATCTGGAGGAGCTGAGGGCCGAGAAGATTTTTACAATCACCGAAAAGCTCCACAGAGACCGGGCCGAGGTGGAGGAGATAGAAGCCGCCTTGGAATACATCCGGGGGGATAAGAACTATGAGGTTATCCCTATGACTTACTTCGAGAGAAAAAATAAAGAGGAGATATGCGCCATAACTGGCGTCAGTAGCTCTACACTGTGGCGCACCTGCTGCAGATTGATAAGAGATTTGGAGCTGGTGCTTTACGGGGCAAGCGCCCTTAAATGATTTTGCAGTGAAATAAATTTGAAATTGACCTGTGAAATTTAACCTGCTATAATGGGCAGTGGAGAAGTGCGGATAAAAATCCGCGAAAAACACATAGACACTTGAAGGCTACTGCTTAGGCAGTGGCCTTTTTCTTTTGGCAGAAGAAGGTGAAGCGTGCTTTGCAAGTGTACTGTGACAACAGGAAGTGCATCTATCATGGCGGCAAGGATGGCCTTTGCCATAGTGAGTGTGTGCATTATCACAACAGGCTTTGTAATACTTTCAGTCGCAAAGGAGCGATAGCAGAACTGATGCAGTCAGCCTTCAAGGCACGCTGCACCAAGCGTGGCGGGAAGTACAAAGCCGACCATGCAAAGCAGATTCACTGAGCCCCCCGGTGCCGAAGGTACTCCTGGGGCCATTTGGCTACACGGGTCTGCGACTCGCGGGCCTTTTCTGCGTGAAAATCAAAAAAACAGGTTGACAAGATGACAAAAGGAGGGAGGCCGGGCAGGGTGGCAAATGAGAAGGATTCGCGCGCGCGCGAAACAGAAGAAGAAAAGTTCATTTTCTCAACGGCTGACACCTGCAACTTCTTCCAAATCTCACGGGAAACTTTGTCACGATGGGAGAAAAAAGGAGCTCCCAAGGCTGGCCGGGGCAAATGGGACTTAAAAGCCCTCATGGAATGGCGCTATTCCGGCAAAGTTGTCGAAAGCCCCGCCAAGCGCAAGCTCAAAGCTGAAGCGGAGTTGAAGGAGGCCAAGGCGGCCCAGGAAAAGATAAAACTGGGCGTCACCAGGGCGGAATATATTGCTGCCGCTGAGATTCAGAGCGAACTGGCCCGCCTGCTGGCAAATTTGAAGAAATCTTTACTGGCAATTGGCCACAATGTCGCGTCAGATTTGGCCGCGCTGGACTCTGAGTTAGTCACAATTGCCAAAAATGGGGTTGACAAGCGCATAAATGATGCCTTGAAGGAGCTGTCAGAGGGGAGGTTGTACCGTGGCCGGGCCAAGAAAAAAGCGAAGGAATGAGCTGAACTATCCTGATTGGATAATGAATGCCCTGGCGGTGCTGAAGCCTCCTGAAAAGCTGACAGTTTCAGAGTGGGCAGATAAGTATCGCATATTGTCAGAGCTGGACAGTGCCTCTCCTGGCCATTGGCGCACCAGCAAAACTCCATACCTCCAGAAGGTGATGGATGCTTTCAACGACAGCTTCATCCACGATATCACCTTTTGCGCCGGGGCCCAGCTAGGCAAAACCAGCGCAGAGCAAAACATGATAGGCTATGCCATATCCCAAGACCCAGGGCCCATGCTCATAGTCTATCCGTCGGAAAAACTGGCAAAATTCACCAGTGAAAAGCGTCTGCAGCCGCTCATCCAGCTGAGCCCGGACTTGTGCAAGCATTTCAAGGAGCGGGAAAGCAAAGACTTGGAGCTGGCTTTTGATACGATGTATATAGCTCTCACCGGCGCAAACAGCGTGTCTGACCTTTCTAGCCGCCCTGTTCGCTACGTGTTCTTCGATGAGATCGACAAATTCCCCAAGTGGACGGGGGCGGAAGCTGGCCCCCTGGAACTGGCAGCGGAGCGCACCAAGACATTTTACAACTACAAGATTGTGAAGGTGTCTACCCCTACCCTAAAAACAGGAAATATCTGGCAAGGCTGGCTCAATGCTGATGTGCAGTTTAAGTATTTTGTGCCCTGCCCCCATTGCGGGGAAATGCAGGTACTGGAATTTGGGCAGATAAAGTGGCCGGAGGGGGCGGATGAGAATGAAGCCAGGATGGCAGCTTACTATGAGTGCAAGTATTGCCATGAAATCATAGACGACCGCCAGAAGCCTGCCATGCTTCGGGCCGGGGAATGGCAGGGAGAGAAGAAAAAGAGCGGGCGGGCCGTCAAAGTGGCCTTCCACCTCAACAGCCTTTATTCTCCTTGGCTGACCTTTGGCGACGTGGCGGCCAAATTCATAGCCAGCAAGGACGAACCTTCCCTGCTTATGAACTTCATCAACTCATGGTTAGCTGAGCCATGGGTGGACAAATCCAGCCGCATGGTGTCAGATGTCATCATGGAGAAACAGCTTCCCTATGAACGCGGCACCATGCCAGCAGAAGCCCAGTTGTTGACCGCCGGCATCGACGTTCAGCTAGACCATTTTTGGTTTTCTGTCAGGGCCTGGGGGCCACACCTCACGTCCTGGCTGGTTGATTATGGCCGTCTTGAGACTTGGGCAGATCTGGAAGTCATGCTGAACCGCAATTATCCTGACGTGAATGGAGAAATCCATAACATAAACCTTGCCTGCATTGATTCAGGCTATAATACGGATGAGGTTTTTGCCTTCTGCGCTCATAACATGGACGTACTGGTGCCCACAAAAGGTGCCAGCAATCCGCTGAAATCCCGCTACAATGTCAGCATATTGGACAAATCCGCAGCCGGCTTCGGATTACGCCTCTACATCATGGACACCAACCAGATGAAGAACTTTATTGCTTCGCGCATGTCCATAGATGCCGGGGCGCGTGGCAGCTGGAATGTTTACCGGGACATTGACCGTGAATACTGTGACCAAATATGTGCTGAGCAGAAGGTGGAGCAGAAGGACAAAAAGGGCCGCGTGTCTATCGTATGGGAGAAAATCAGCTCCCACGCCGCCAACCACCTGCTTGACTGCGAGACCAATAACACCCTGGCGGCAGAGATCATGGGCGTGAGATACCTGCTGGAACCTGAGGAAGGCGAAGGCGAAGAAGAGGAAGAAGAGGAACCTGCCCAGGACTGGGTGGGTGTAGATAATAACTGGATATGATGGGGCTGCCCGTGGGGGCGGCCCTTTTCTTATGCCTGAAAGGAGCGCATAAAATGGCTGATTTGGTAAATGTGATTAACAATCAGGTAGTAACGGATAGCCTTATGGTGGCAGAAGTATTCGAGAAGGAGCATAAGTCTGTGTTGCGTGTTATTGGCGAAATTTTGGCGGTACAAAATTGCGCCGCCAAATTTTTCCACGAAAGCACCTATGAGAACCGGGGAAAGCAATATCCTTGTTACCTCATGAACCGCGATGGCTTCTCGCTTTTGGTTATGGGCTTCACCGGATCCAAAGCATTGGAGTGGAAACTCAGGTATATCGAGGCATTTAATGCCATGGAAAAGGCTTTGCAGGAGCAGGCCAGGCCGTCTTATCAGATTGCTGACCCCATTGCCCGCGCCCAGGCGTGGATTGAGGAGGAGAAAAAGCGCCAGCTTTTGGCAGCTGAGAACGAGGAAATGAAGCCCAAAGCCCTCTTTGCTGATGCCGTGAGTGCTTCCCATACCTCAATTATTATCCGTGACCTTGCCAAACTGGTGAAGCAGAACGGCGTGGATATTGGCCAGAACCGCCTTTTTGCTTGGTTGAGAGATAACGGCTACCTGATTAAGTCCGGCAGTGATAAGAATATGCCCACCCAGAAGGCCATGGACATGAAGCTCTTTGAAGTCAAAGAGGGCAGTTACATTGACAGCAAGGGAGCCAACTGCATCACCCGCACTACCAAAGTCACGGGCAAGGGGCAGGTGTACTTTGTCAATAAACTGCTGCATGCGTAATGGAAGGCGGACTATGAAAGGGGG